TTCACTATGTGCTTTAAGATAGGTTTTTAGTTCGCGGTCGGCATTTTCAACCGCAACAGCAGCCTGTGCTTTTGCAAGGTCATTGGTAATTTTGGCGTCGGCAATTTCCTTTTGCAATTTGGCATTCCCCGATTTATCTGATGCGGCAAATTCGGCTTCTGCCAGCTTTTTCTTTGCCGTAGCTACCTTTTCGGCCAGTTCCAGTTCGTCTTTAAGGCTTTTTGCCTTAACGCCTTGCTGCTCTATAAAGAGGTTAAGCGACAGGCTTTGCCTTTGCACCTCGTCATCCAGTGCCTGTTTTGCCTTTGCCTTGCGGGCATCTTCGGCCTGCCGGCGTTTTTGTTCGGCATCTTCTCTTACCTTTTGCTTCGCAGCCTCCTGGTTTTCCACCATTTTAATTTCTTCGCCACTAAGCCGCATCTTTTCTACCTGTGCTTCCTTCAATGCATCTATCTCCTCCTGGGTAAAGCCCTTTACCTTCATGAGCTTTTCAGCATAAGCCGCACCCTGCAACTGCAGGCCTGTAAGCTCTTCGGCAGTAAGGTTTTTGCCCAGTGCTATATTGCGCACCGTTTGGTTATAGGCTTCATCGTTAAGCTTCTTGCGCTGGGCCATGTTTGTGCTTTCTATAGCGGCAGCGGCGGTAAGGGCATCAAGGCGTTCCTTTTCGGATAACTTCTGGTTCTCCGACACTTTAATAAGTGCTTCTGCCTGTTGCTTTGCCTTTTCGTTATTTACCTCCTGCACCGCCATTTGTGTGGCAAGTTCTTCCTGTGCTTTTTTAAGGCTAATGGTCTCTTCGGCCGTTCTTTTTACCTCAGCAGTAAAGTTGGTAACCCCCTGTGCGGCATCATCAAAACCTAAAAAAGAAAGCCCATCGGCTATAAAGCCCATGGCTGCCTCTGCCGCCTTACCCGCCATATCAAACCCTGCCGCGATACCATCGATAAGTATTTCGCCCAGAGGGGTAAGCAAATCCATAAGCGCATCTGTTATGACCGAAAATGTGGTGAAAACCTTAGTTATTTTATTAGCACTCTCTGTACTGTTGTTCATGGCGTTTTGCACCAGTGCAAACACTACTGCTATAGCCGCCAGCACTATGCCAAAGGGTGTCGCTATAAAGCTTATAGCCGATTTTGTCATGCCCATAATACCCTGAGACATACTCTCGAACGCACCCTTAAGCAACGGGCCTGTACCACCGGCTTCCTGTGCGCGGCTTATTAAACCCGTAAGTCCGCCGTTAAAAATATTAATGCTGTTAAAGCCTTCTTTTACCTGGTCTTTATAATCGCTCATGGTGGTAATGAGCTTTGCATTTGCCGACCCATTTTCCTTTAACCAGTTGTTATTTTCCTGTAGCTTGGCGTTTATCTTGCCCAGCCGTTTCTCATAATCATCATCGGTGCTGTTCAGATTTTTCTTTAATTCTATAAGCTGACGGTTGTTGTTAAGGTAATCGGTCTCTGATTTATTAACTTCATTAACTGCATCTTTTATGGCTTTTTTTATCGAGAGTAGTTTCCCCTCTTCGGTAGTTTGGGCGGCTATCGCGGTTTGCTGCTGCGCATAAGCAGTTGTAAGGTTTTTAAGAGCAGTAGCTGTAGCTAAAAACTCTACAGAATTTTCTTTGCCCTTTTCTTTAAGCTTTTCCTGCTTAGCAATAAGTTCGTCTATTTGCTTTTTTGTTTCTATAGACGATAGTACAAGTGCCTTAGTATCTATGTCCAGTTTGCCCAGTATAAATGTCATATTCAGGTTACAGTTAATGTTAAAATATTACTTACAAGGCTTATTTTTTTATCCGATGTGTTCACACCAAGTTTAATAGTGTAGGTTCCCGGCTGCGTTTGGGCAACCACATATTCGTAATTAGAGATCTTTGTTACCGTGCCCTGCGCCGTGAGCGAAAAGGTGTAAACATCCTGATTATACAGGGTAGTAAGCCACACAGTAACAGGCTGCCCGGCGGTAACCTGCACCTGCGTTATGCCAAAGCCAAAATCTATAAACGGCGGTATGTTTTTAAGTTGCTGTATCATGGTATGGTGATTGAAACGGAGTTAGAATAATTAATTACCGTGTTGTTGGTATAGTCGTAACTGCTTATCCTAAAGTAATTTGTACCGCGTGATAATTGCGTGGTGGTGTAGGGGCTGTTTAAATTTTCGTTTGCACCGCTGTAGCTTGTCCAGCTTATGCCGTTTAGCGAATGCTCTATAACACAGGGGTAATCTTGTATAGTGCGTGTAAAACTAAGTATTGCCCTTAGCCCGCCTGTGCGCTGTATGTTTATAATGGTAAATACGGCAGGGGCACTAACCTGTGGCGGTGTGCTGTAAGCTACCTGTACTAACTCGCAGGTGGTTATTTTACCGGGTATGTAGTTGTTTACCTTGTTTAAAATGTAATAGTTAGCAAGCTGCTCTATGTAATACAGCTTTTTAAAATCAAGGTTGGCAATATCAACATCGGTAAGCCATAGCTGTGCCGTGATAATAACAGCATTGTTTAGTATGGCACTCAACGGACTGTAAAACCGTTCCAGTATACTTTTAAAATCAAGCCCGCTATAGGTTTCGCGATAATAAGTATTTGTAGGGTTGCTTAAATCGCCCAGCAGGGCAGATGTTACATTTACCGTGCCCGATACCTGTTGCGTTTTTAAAAAATAGTAGCGTTTGTCTAACGGTTTGTAAGTAACTGTGGGCTCGTTAGGCTGCGGGTCTTCTACAACTTCTTTTTCCCAAAGCTTGTACACATTACTGTTTTCGCCCAGGTACAGCGAGGGCACACGCTCCGGACTGTATATTTTAGATTTTATAACATCGCGCGCATCGGGCAGGTTTACATTTGATATACTAAGTGCCCCGTCGTTATGCGTGCTTTCTTTATCGTTATAAGCATACTTAAACCAGTTGTTTTGGGCATAGGTGCCATAAATGTAATTCTCCTGCGTTTTACTGCTAAATTTACTGCTCCAGTTTACCACATCTGCCCCCTGCAGTTGTTCCTGCAGCGTTAAAAACCGGTAGTTATTGCTGTACTTATCTTTATACAGGGTAAGCCCAAAACGGTGCACAACCTCGTTAAGAAAATCTTTTATGGCAAAATCTGTAAGTACTGTGCTAAAATCTACATTATCAGGGTCTACCCTTACAAGCTCTATGGTAAGATCATCGCCCGGCCAGTTTTCGTTTAGTTCATAACTGTCTGTCCCCTGCCCACCTATAATGGCACAAATACTATCGTAAGCATTTAGCTGAAACGGATTGGAAGTAAACTCAAAATCTTCGCCATAAATTAAGTACGGAGTTGCGCCAAATACATCAATAATATTATTTGCCGTTACCTGGTATGCCTGCAGGTTATCGCAGTTTTTGCCTATTTTTATAAAGCTGTCTTTATGTATGCCCGCATTAGCATCGCGGTGCCCATACAATTTGCCTTTTATTTTAAGCTTGTAAGATGCCGCCGCCAGCACTTTTATGTGTATGCCACCGTTATTAGCCAGCCATTGCGACGCATACTGTTGTGTGGTTATAAACTTGCAATAGTATATTTTGCGAATGCGCCAGTTGTTACCGTTGCTTTGTATAAAATGATAATCTTCGCATTTAAAAAGAGATACATCGTTAGTATCGCTGCGCACCTGCCCTTTAGGAAACGTCATGTACAGCTGTTTAAAATCGGGCGAGTTAAATATAGATCCCGTGGGCTGCACGTTGTTATTGTATTTTTCGAATACCTTTTTCCAGAGCCACGCCACACTAACAGATGGTACTAAATAATCTATATTTATGCGGTTGTTTGTTGCCGTAATCGGAATGTTATTACCGTTATAATCGGCAATTATGTAGCGGTACGGCAAGTTGTTAAGCCATGAAGCCCTTACCCCCTGCACCGATTTATTGTGTGTAAGTTCCTGCAGGCCTACACTGTCCAGCGTTTGGTTTTCTATGGCCTTATACAGGTCTATAATACCATCATAAACGGCAACATCATAATTGCTACCACCATCTGTAACCACCGCCCAGCCTTTATAAACAAAGCATTCGCCCGAAGCACTGTACAGCGAGCATTCATTTTTTTGATACGGCACCGCCGATGCGTTGCCTACGAGGGTTAAAAACTGCATAATGCGCAGGTTGTTAGCCGTTTTAGGCAAGCTGAATTTATTAGTGTACCCCGCCTGCCGGTTATCGAGGCTGTTAAGGTCGTTTACCTGCCGGGTTTGTGCAATAACGGTACCGGCATCAAGATCTGCCAGTTGCCCGTTAATGTATAGTAGTAGTGCCAAAGGTTTTTATGTTTGGAGGAAATATTGTTTCGCACAGGAGGTTCTATGTCCGATGTCCGAAGCTTGGTTAAAAAGAACGTGGATTGGCGCGGATTTCCTGACGGCATGAGTGTAGTTCCATTCCGAATGCAGCGCAGCGAAATTGAGGAATCTCCATTGCCTTTTAAGGATGAATGAGAACCGATGAGTGAAGGCGGTTCCCTTTTGAGAGGGGTTTGGGGGGGTGTTTTCTGCATACCCATTAGTCCTCACCCCTCCCGATAGCTATCGGGACTCTCCTTCGGAGAGAAGTAGCTGTACCCAAATCGTTAAAATTTATTTTCGATATATTTCATATCAAGATTAGCTTAAGATACCCGTTTGTTGGCTCCCCTCTCCTTCGGAGAGGGGCTGGGGGTGAGGTAAAAAGGCATTAGGGGTCTGTTCCAATCGAGTGCAGCTCAATCTAAAATCTGAAATCTTCAATCTGAATTCCTAAAGAGTCTGCGTAAACCTCACCGGCAGCTCCACATCAAAAGTAAAATTAGTAAGCGGCTGCCGAGGGTTTTTAATACGTGCCGATGTAGTTTTAAGCGATACCTCTACCCAGTCGCGGAAACTGTTGCGGGCATAGGGCTGCCCCGTGAAAAGGTATATTTTTGGCGAATCGAGAATGCCCTCCACAATGCGGCGTTCATTTTCGGTAAGTAATTCGGCAATAATTTTGAGGGTATCGGTGCTCTCTTTTCCTATCTGGATGGTACGGCCAAAAGCATCTTCGGGGTTATCATTATCACGGTCCAGTTCGCCCAGTTGCTTTGTGCTGCGGTCTATGCTATAAGTATCTTCAAACAGCCAGTAACTGTACCCGCCCATAGCGTTGAGCCATTTTAGGTACACACCGGTTTTGTATGGCACTTTGTCGAGCGATATAAAAACATCATTTTGAGAGGGTTCGGCTGCTGCCAAAATATGCAGGCTGTTATGCCCGTCGGATAATGGCAGGATATCTTCAAGCGTTTCATCGTCGTCGCCATCACTCAGCACCAACCTGAACACCTGCCCCGGAATGGTAAATTGCTGCGAAAGCAGGTTGGTAGTATTGTTAACCCTAAACACCGCGGCAGGCGAATAAACAGAAACATCAAACGGGTAGCCCTGCCAGTATTTTATGTGCCACGCATTGCCTGCTGCCTTTGCAAAGGGGCTAAGCAGGTAGGTATTATTCTTGCTAAGCGGGGTGTAGCTGCCCGGCTGTGCTGCCCCGGCAAGCCAGGTTAAGGCGTGGGTTACCGTATTTGTGGTGTCGTCGCTTAGCATAATGTCTATAGTTATATTAAGTTGCAGCAGCGTGCCGGGGGTGGCATTATACACAAAGGTGTTGGGGTTGGTACGGTCTAAAACGGGTTGCAATGTATCCTCAAAATTTCGGGTGTTTATTACTGCCGAAACGTAGGGCTTAAAGTTGAAAAAAAATGACCCGTCGGGTGCGGGATACAGGGTAATGTTAAGGTTTGCAGCAGAATTGTTGCACGTTATGGTGCAAAATTTTGCAGCCGGTGTGCTGTCGCTATAAAACCGGAGCACGTCGTTATTATAAGCCATCCGCAGCTTATCTTCGGCTATGGGGTTCATGAAAATTATACTCATAAAGCAGCTTGTTTTAGGTAGTTAATAATTTGGGTAGAAAAATCAGTCAGGTAACTGTCGCCCACTTTATCCAGTATTTCCTGAATACGTTTTGGCGTTACCACACTGTCTATAACATTGATAGTGCCGTTCTTGGGCTGCCAGCCTTCCTTGCCTATTTTTCTTGCAATAAGAAAGGCCAGGCTGCTTATGGTCATGTTCTTTTGCAGCCTTGCGGCAATGCCTTTTTGTTTTATCCATTGCTCTATAGCCTCGCTGGGCGGTGGGGTTCCGGGGGCACGGCCGTTTATGTAATCGGCAGCGGTAATGCTGTAGCCGTGGGGTGTAGCTTCTACTTTTACGGTATCTGCCCAGTTGCCACTTACGGCCTGCCCACTGGCCTCATAAGCCGTAATAATATCTGCCCTAAGCAGTTCGAATTCGGCTGCCAGTAGTTGGGTAGCATTACTCATACACTACCGGAAATTTAACGCGGTAACTGCACAAAAGCCCGTCCATATTAGCATCAAGTGCATCGGTAACATCTATGTTATCCCATTGCGAAACCTCAGCATCAAGGCACGCCAGCGTGTTGCCTATATCCTGAAAAACGGTAAGCAGCGGAGCGATGTTCAGGGTATATTTAGACGTTTCCTCGTTGCCCCTTTCGGCAAAATACTGCTGGTCGAAGTCGGCATGCTTAACCAGAAAGAATTTCCCTTCATAAGTAGCAGCCGTAATTTTTGTACCCGATGTGTTGTACTCACTTTTACGGTTGGTAAACTCATGCAGCAGGAAAATTTTGTCAGGCTCAAGCGTGCCATCCAGCAGGTTAAGTGCGGCCTTTTTGCCATAATGATATGCCAGGTTTTTGCTAAGCGCAATGTCCTGGAGAATGCGTACTATGTCTTTCATTTTTGAAGTTGATTTGGTTATTTGTTTTTTGTTGATTTGAATTGAATTGTAGGGAACGCGTTAATAATGGAACGCGGATGACACGGATGCTGCGCAATCGCGGATGAACGCGGATTTCTTTTATAATGCTTTCTTCACTCGTGAGTGTAGCTGGTTCCCCTCTTGAGAGGGGTTAGGGGTGTGTTATTTATAAGAAATATTATAAAGGAACGCGGATGGTCGCGGATGCTGCGCAATCGCGGATTAGCGCGGATTTCTTAGAGTGCTTTCTTCACGTGTGAGTGTAGCTGGTTCCCCTCTTGAGAGGGGTTAGGGGTGTGTTATTTAGTTTATATCTTCACGCACTGTCATTGCGAGGCACGAAGCAATCTATATTCATGTGTAATTGGAACGCGGATGACACGGATGCTGCGCAATCGCGGATGAACGCGGATTTCTGAGAACACTTTCTTCACGCGTGAGTACAGCTGGTTTCCCCTCTTGAGAGCTATCGTGTGGACACAAATATTAACCTCTCCCCTCCCGATAGCTATCGGGACTCTCAAAAGGAGGGGGAGTAACTACACTCATATCACTAAAATGTAATTATTTAGGAGTAAGCACCTATGCTTGTAGCTAAGGCTTTAAACTTCGTTGCGTTAAGCAAAATATAAGCTGAGGCGTTAAAAATCATTTGCTGTTTGAGCGCAGCGAGTTCAAATGATTTAGCCGAAGCTTATATTTTGTAGCATAAGAAGTTAGAGCCTTGAATTTTTGTTTCTTTTGTTTCAAGACAAAAGAAAAAGGACAACACACCCCTCCCCGATAGCTATCGGGGCTCTCAAGAGGGGAACCAGCTACACTCATACCCACTCACTCAATCCTACTTAAGAGGCAATAAGATTCCTCAATTCCGCTGCGCTGCATTCGGAATGGAACCACACCCTACCGTGCTTACTCCTGCTTAAGAAAGCATCCCAAAAGAAATCCGCGTTAATCCGCGATTGCTTGCATCCGCGTCATCCGCGTTCCCTTTCTGAAAACTGCGACTGTGACTGAAAACTGATCACTGAACACTGATTACTGCCTGCTCAATTTCCCATACTCCGCCTCCACTTCATTTTGGGTTTTGGTCTGGGCAAGGAGATTAAAGATCTCGCTATAGGGTTTCCGACCTAAGTCGAAAGGGTATTGCCCAAACAGCTTGCCCAGTTGCAACAGAGGAAGTGTGTCGCTGTAGGGCTTTAGTCTATCGGCACCGGCCATTTCCCACAGGTGGGTATCGGTGTTTCGAGTAGTGAGCAGCTTGTTTTCGGTTGCGATAATGCGCTCAAACTCGGCAATCATAAACTTCCGCGCCGAAAAATACTCGATAACAGTTGCCTTCCAAAAGTCTTTTTCGGGCACTTGAAAACAAATCTCAAAGAGCTGCTGTATGCCCTGCCAACTTTTTACCTTTGGCAACAGCCTTATGCAGTATTTTACATTGGCATACGGCATTTGGTTAACGTTCATTTGCTTGTTGGCGAAGTGGTTCTTTGGGTTTAAGTGGGTTAGTATATCGTAGGGCACAGGGTCTTTAAGTGCGGTGTATTGTTTAAGGGTGATGTTTTTCATATAAAATTTTTAATGGAACGCGGATTTATGCGGATGCTGCGCAGTCGCGGATGATCGCGGATTTTTTATAAGAAGAGTAAGAAATTCGGAGTGAAGCTGTTCCCCTCTTGAGAGGGGTTAGGGGTGTGTTCACCAATATGAATTTAAAATGGATTTAAAAAGACACACCCCCAGCCCCTCTCAAGAGGGGAGCCAGCCCCAACGCCCGATAGATCTGTGAAGAAAGGAACTTATAAAAATCTATGTAAATTTGCGTCCCTTTACCCCACCCGTACCTTTGTGTTAAAGGTTTTTCGCAAGGCAAACCAGTACCGCATCATAATGCTGTCCCACTCATCGGGGCTGCGGCCTATAAGCTCTTTAATACGGTCTTTCGGGATGATGCCCTGGCGGCCGTCTTTGTCGATATCCTTAAGTTTGACCTGCTCCATCTCTTCGGCGGTGGTTTGCTTTACGGCATCATTATCGCAAAGCTCGCCTGCCAACCGGTTCGTGATCATTTCTGCCATTTTTATAGAGCATTGGCTCTTAAGGTTGTCGTAGTTGGGCTTAACGTAGCTGCTGCCCTCCAGCATTTCGAGCGGTGACGAGTTGTTTACAAAACCCTTACATTTAAGAAAGTCGACCACGCCGCCGCCCACACCATCTTCGTCGGCCACAATGTTAGAAAGGGCAATGCCGTAGCGGGTTTGCAAAATTTTAGCACGTCCCACTACCTCGTCGAGCCCGCTTTTGGCAATGCTCTCCCGCGCTATGCACACCCACCCGTGCCAGATGCGGAACACCGTTTTATCACGTCCTTTACGGGCAACGTCTATAGTCATGAATTTAAGTCCGTTTGGTGTAAGGTGCGAGGGGTTAAAATAGTCGGCAATGCTGTCGTTGTCCATTAGCGTTGCAGGGTCGTCGTCATACTCCCAGTTGCCGTAGTACAGGCGTTCGCGGCTGTTTTTATCGAGCCTTAAAAGCGACTGTAAGTAACTGGGGTGCAGATAGGGGTTATCCGTCGGCAGACTCTGAATGAACCGCCTGTGCAACGGCAAAATACCATCGCGCTGTGGTTTGTAAAACTCTTTGTAAGCCCAGTTCTTGGAAGGGTTGCAGGAGCCCAGCATTTTGGGGATAAGGCCGTATTGGGTAAGCTTGTACCTAATGCGGCTCTTTACAATTTGCCAGGCATGGTAGGCCACCTGGTTGCATTCGTCTATAAAGGCACCGCTGATTTCGAGGGAGCCAAGACTGTCAAAGTTAGGGTCGGATGGGTACGAAAACAGGTCTTTTAGCAAAATCTGGCTGCCGTTATTAAACTGAATTACATGCTCTACCGATCTGTATTTAAACTGGCTGCCCAGCCGTAGCAGTGTAGCCTGCTCAAAAAAAGTGTTGAGCGTAGTCTCTTTTAGTGTCTTTAATTTAGACCGACCCATTAACCAGCGCGTACCGGGATATTTCTGACACATTTCGATTAACCAAAGGCAACCAAGGGCACTCTTGCCACCACCGGCGGCACCGCCGTAAAGCACCTCTTCGGTTACCGAATCTTTTAAATAAAAAACGGCATGCTCCTGTTTAACCAGCAGTTTCATCTATAAGGGGGTTTTGGCCGGAGCCCAAATTGAGCGTTACCGCACCGGGAGATGCCTCATCGCTATCGTCATATTTCTCGTTCCACTGTGCCGGGTTGCGGTTGCGCAGCCAGAACTGCTGACTCCTGAAGTCGGCCGGAATGTGTTTCTCGACTTCTACAATTTCTATGCGTTCTTTCTCGACGCGTTTTCCGTTCTCGTCATAATAAATTTCCTTGCACTTAATGGCCTGCCGCGTGGTAATAACCCTGTCTACCGTGGCCTGGTACAGCGAATGCGCCACCTCCATATCGGCCTGCCGTTTGCCGCGGTTAAGGGAATCGGCAAACTCCGGGTGGTCTTTTTTCCATCGCATGACCATGCGCCGGCTTACGCCAAAAAACGTTGCCAGGTCCTGCTCGGTCAATCCCAGCAGCGTGAGCTTTGTTGCCTGCGCCGCATAGGTTTCGCTATATTCTTTTTGTGTGGTTTTATGTATGACGGAAGCTGTTACTGCTTCGTCCATTTTTTAAGGGGTGAGGAAATATTGGGGAAGAAAAATCGAGCGAAGCTCGAACCAATAATGGAATCTAATATCAATTAAAATGTTTCAACAACAAATTAGTTAAAAGTATTGATATTAGATTCCATTATTGGTGTAGCAAAGTTAGTTGAAATTTTTTATAAAAGCAACAACCAACTTGGATTATAAAGGATTTAAGAAATTCAATTATACTATTCAGTTACTGGGTAGCATTCTTTTTGAATATAAGTTAAATATTCTTGAGCTTTTAGCGCTTCAGCTGCAGTAAGCTTGTAAGTAGTATATCTCGCATATCTTGATTTATCATCAAGCCATTTATATTTAATAGCAGTTTTCGGGTCTAGATGTTCCCAAACCAGTCTTTCTCTGGATTCATGTCTACCGTTCATTTTATATGCTTTACGAACGTCACTAATACATTTACATTCTATAGAATTTATAGTTTTAGGTAAAATTGCATCTTCTACAAAATAAATCGAAGAGTAGAATGCCACAGTTACTGTCCAATCATAATACACTTTACCGTCTAGAAGCGCATCGCTTAATTGTTTATTGCGTTCGCCATGATCTCTCTTTTTACTCATGTATTACCAAATCTTCGGAATAATCATAACCATCTTCAGCTAACGCCTGTATGTCAAGTTCATTGTTACCGACAATACCCATATCAAGTGTATTTCCAAAGAGATTTGAAAACACCTCTTTCATTTCGAAAACCTTTGTGTATGCCAATTCAATAAAATCATCATTTAATAATGAGTCATTTTCAACAGCAATAATTACTTTTGGATTTACATGAAATAAATTTATAAAAAAAGAATTTACATTGTATCCGTTTGACGCTAAGTATGAAATTGTCAAATTAGTCAAGATATAAACTTGATTAGCTTTGGCAGTAAATTTCTCTGCACTTTTCGTTAGCATTGTTTCTATAAACTCTTTTTTACCGGAATTCTCTCCATCAGTAAAGCCTTGTTTATAAGCGTCGGCAACCACATCTACATGGTAGAATTCTTTAGCTTTTTCAAACCTAGCTTCAGTTTTGAATCTATTTAAATAGATGTAAAATGAATCTGTACCGCCTTTTTTATCGATTGTTGTCATATTTTAATTAATAATTGAACATTACTTATATAATTTACATTAAGATGCATTGTATAGAAGTAACAATATAATTATATTACACAAAAGTATATAATAGTATACGTTTTTGATTGTAATAAATTGTGAATTAGATACAATTTATAACGATTCTAAATAATGTAAAAGTAATTCTTTAAGATATAGATTCAAATTAAGCAACTTACTTTTTAGGAAAGTACTTATCCCAGTTATCGCGCAGCTCCTTTTTAGTCGCTTCTTTATCGGCTGCAAGTTTGCGTACAAACTGCAGAAGCTTTTCTGAAGGGTTTTTTATATGTAAAGTAGTGGTTTTCATATAGTGCAAAGATAATTAATTTTTCGATTGTTTAAACATCCGAACTATTATTGTCATGTTTAATCAAAGATTCAAGGTTCAGCAACCCCTGCTGTACCTTCATGTTACACAATGTCAAAGAACGAATTAGTTATTAGATCTTAAATCTTCAGCCTGTAGAAACACACCCCCAACCCCTCTCAAGAGGGGAGCCAGCTACACTCCTACCGGATACTTCTGCAAACTACGACTGATCACTGAACACTGAATACTGCGACTGCGACTGAAAATTAACTCCTGCTCGATATCCCTCCCCAAATTCTCCGCAGGTTACTGCTGTAGTTAAACGTGTCCTGGGAGGCAAAGTCGGCGTGGTCGCGCTGACTCTCCAGTTCGGCTAAGGAGCAGCGGTTGTCAAAGTACTGGCGAAAGAACGTGAGCACCTTTTGTACCGTGAGGCTCTCGTAAAACTCGCCATACTGCCCACTGATTATCTTGCGGAACAGGTAGGTAACATCGCTCATTTTAAGCGAACCATACAGGTTAATGACCTCGGTAGCGCAGTGTTCAATCTGGTCTTCGGTCATGGGTTTGTTCAGGTTTAGCATGTCGTTTAGGTACACTAGCCAGCCCATGGTTAGCCCTATGGCAAATTCTTTTCCGTTTTCGCGGTTTATGGCCGCCAGCGTGGGTGCTGTGGTGTTCATTGCGGCACTAAGGTTTGTAAGCTTGTGGGCGTGCCGCATACAGTTATTTGGACTGTAAACGGTTAGCAATCTTTCGCCTGAAATCGTCGCTGTAGCGCACTTTGCCTTTGCCGGCAGCGGGTTTTGTTGCATCGTGTTTTAGTTCAAAAAATCCTTTCCAGCCCTTGCCCATGCTTTGGTGCAATATGGCTATGGCCGTTGCTTCGCTGGTGTGTGCCAAGGTACCCAGTTCGGCAAGGGCGGCCTGCTCGCTCTCGGCGCTGCGGTAGGTAAAGTTATGCTCGGCAGCACGGTACCGCTTCCAGGCCTGCCACTGGGCTGTAAATTCTGCCGAAGCGAAAGGCGGAACTACCTCAACCCCAACGCCAACTACATTTGCAGACAGGATAGAACCAACTGCATTTGGTTTTTCTCCCATACCCTCTTTTCCTTTTTCAGCTTCAATTACATTTTCATTTACATCTGCATTTTCATTTGCCAAATTGTTAACCATTTGGTTAAGCATTTTATAAAACCATTCTTTTACAGCTTTACTAATTTCGTTTTCATTTAAAGTCTCATAATCAGTAATTTTAAATGCTTTTTTAATACTAAACTTCTGCTTATCTGTAAGGTTTTTATTTGCCGAAATTAATCCGGCCAACGTTGCCGATGCAAGTTTTTTAGGCTTGGCTGTGGCACGTAATGTGGTTTCTGTTTGTAACCGATGGTTAACCAAATGCGCCCCTTTTTGGCTGAACTTATGGCTAACCGTTTGCCAGACTACATTAAATTTTTCTGTCGAAAAAATCCCCGTAATACGCATCAGTCTTTCTATATCGGATGGTACATGCCCGTGCTGATGCTGGTAAAGCAAAAGCCTTAAAAATGCGCCAACTTCTTCACAACTCATGTCCTGAGTACCACTCTGAAAGTCTTTGGTGTAAAAAAGGAACGCAGGATCTTTCATTACACCCTCGCTATATGGTCTATGATCACGTTGTTGTACGTACCCTTAGACCCGCAAATATGAAATTCCAGTTCGGCTACATCGCCGGGAAGCATGTCGCTTAACAGCTCTATTTTTGTACCCAGTGCCGATGGGTAAAACATTCTGCCGGTTTCCTGTTCAAAATGCAGCTGCTGCACCGCAGTGCCCAGTTTGGTGGTTTTTATATCGCCTACGGCAGTGATTATGCCTTTTATTTTGTAGTTCATTTTTGAGATATTTGATTGTTAGAAGTTGGATGTCCGTTGTATGGATGTCCAAAGTCCGATGAAATATTGATTGGGCTTGCTCTGTAAACTGTGACTGAGACTGCTTACTTTTTATTGCACACTGCTTACTGAGCACGCCACAAGGTTATTATACTGTATGCCGCTGTTTTTGCTTATTTTACCTTCCAGGGTTACGGCTACCTGTATCTCGTCGTTTTCTTTGTAGGCATCAAGGTCGTCCATGCGGCGGCCACGAAATTCTACAAAAGCCCTTTGCCTGCCATCGGGCGCCAGGGTTACTACTTTTTTTTCATGACCGGCGGTGTTGCGGTACTCAATGCTTTCAATTGTTCCTGTAATTGTCATCTTTAAATAAGTTAAAAGTTTATAAAGTTGTCAAGTCTTAAAGTTTGTTGTTAGTTGATGGTTGTAGGTTTTTGGTTATTGGTTTCCGGGAAAGAGTGAAGTTGCCAGCAACAAACAACCACTAACTAACAACCATGCTACTCCGTAATAGTAAACCGCCTGTCGCTGTTAAACTGCATAATGGCACGGGTTTCGAGTGCCTTGAATTCCGCCGACATAAAGTACTTGCCTATTGCAAATTGCTTATTATCTATTGATGGCTGCCCGTTGCCTGTTGCCAATTGCTTATTTAAACCTGTAAGTTCCTCAAAAAGCTCCCTTAAGGTGCGGTTTATTACACACAGGTTATAATGCAGCTGTGTGGTATTTTCCACTTCAAATATCGAACGCCCAGAGGCTAAGTAGTGGTTATACGAAGTTTTTATGGCACTAAGTTCCACTATTTCTTTGGTTACGTGTTGTTTATTACGCATTTGTTTGTATCTTTGTGAAGTATAATGCAAAATTAAGTGTAATATTACACTTTGCAAAATCTTTTTGAGTTTATTTTTTTACTTTAATGTGAAATTTTTTCAACCATTGGCTAAAGTTTTGATTATGGAAGGATTAGAGATTAAACGAAGACGCGAAGAATTGGGTTTAACCCAAAAAGAACTGGGCGACCTGATAGGTGCCAGCCGCGAAACGATTATTAATTATGAGAAGGGCAGGCCGATACCTAAGAGTAAAAGTGAAATATTGCACAAGGTGCTCGAGCCCAGTGTGGTTTATAATAAAATTGTGACTAACGAAGAAATTGTTGTTGTTACAGACGATTTTGAAAATAAGAACGGCAACCGCTTTGTACCACTGCCTAACGGACAATACTATATGCTTATGCCCCTTGCCGAGTTTAACGTGCAGGCGGGTTTTTTAAGCACCTACCAGGATGCCGATTTTTTGATGGATTTAAGTCAGCACGGTATCCTTGTAGAGAATCCTGTTAAGGGGCGTTATGTGGCATTTCGTGTAAATGGCGATAGTATGGATGATGCCAGCTCGCGCGCCATTACCCGAAACAGCGTAGTAAGCACCCGCGAGCTGCAACGCCACCACTGGATAGGCAAACTGCGCTACCGCGATTTCCCTTACTGGGTTATTTACACTACTCAAAGCAAAATGCCACTGCTTAAAGAAATTATAGAGCATAATACAGAGGAGGGCTATATTACCTGCCACTCCCTGAACGACAGCCCGGAGTTTACCGATTTTAAACTTCATGTAAACGACATCCAGGCACTATTTTATGTTATAGATGTAAACAGGACGGTGGGTAAAAAGAGTTTTTATTAATAGAAGTCAAATTTTATATACATTGGAGAATTGTAGATATAATGTTTGACTCTAAAACCGAATTTTACAGATTTTTGATTGAAACAAATAATATGGCAACAAAAAAAACAAGGCGAATCTCGTTAATCTTTATAGATTCACATTGATGCAGTGTGTTATTTTTTCGACATCTGCAACGATCATTTGGTGTTAATCTTTAATTTCAAAAAATGAAATTTTTTTTCTTTTTACTTCTGCAAGGAATTATATTTTACATAGGCTACAAAGATTATCCATACTTTAAATCACGGTCAAAAGATCCTAATTTGAAGAATATAGATAGAAACTTTGCTAAAGCCGCAGCGGCAAGATCTTTTTCGGCGATGGTGGCCGCTTGCATACTCACAATTGTTATACTACTTGCGATGCTTATAGAATATGTTTAATTGAAAGGTTGCCTGCTAAGCTTTAAATTATATTCGACCAGATAGATACAAGTTTCCAAAATAAAATATTAAGCATTGTACTTATTAGTGCCTTTCTGTTCTTTTTATTAAGATTCATAAGTAAGTTAGCAAGTACGAGGAAATAAACTGCTTCATACCTCGCAGTTACGGTGCGTGAACAAAATTACTACTAATACATACTGTACCTGTCGCTGTCATTCTGAGCGAAGTGCAACGGAGTCGAAGAATCTCTTTTTGCTAAACAATAAGACTGCTTCGTGCATAGCAGTGACAGCGTGTGAATAAATCTACTAATATGCCGCCCTGTACCCAATCCTGTCATTGCGAGGTAGTAAGCAATCTCATAACATTGTTAAACAAAGTTTCAAAAATCAAACTTTAGCTGTACCGCAACCGCTTTCTTCTCGCCTGCCTCATTATTTAAATTAGACAGCGAAATACCCAGCAGCCGTACCGACTCTTTAGGGCGTTCCTGATACAGTAGCTCTTTAGTAGCTTCGAGTATCAGGCTTTTATGGGCTATAAAATAAGGCAGTGTTTTACTGCGGGTTTGCACCGTAAAATCAGAGTACTTGATTTTGAGGGTAATGGTTTTTCCGGCAATTTTTTTCTTTCTGAGGCGTCGGTCGAGCTCAATGGCAATATCCTCCAGCTTTTCGAGCATAAAAACCTCCGACACTAAATTCTCGTCAAACGTGTGCTCTGTCCCTACAGATTTTACAATCCTGTCGGCCTTTACCTCGCTGTTATGTATACCACGCACCACGTAGTAGTAAAACGTACCGGCCTTGCCAAAATGCTGTGCTAAAAACTCTATAGATCTTTCTTTAAGGTCTTTACCTGTAAAAATGCCCAGCTGGTACATTTTCTCGGTCGTTACCTTTCCCACACCATAAAATTTTCCAATGGCAAGGTCCTCAAGAAAAGGCAGTACCTCATCCGGGTTCACCGTTTTTTGTCCGTTAGGCTTATTGTAGTCGCTGGCAACCTTGGCAATAAATTTATTAATTGATATCCCTGCCGATGCCGTTAACCCGGTTTCCTCCAGTATACGCTGCCTTATTTGTTGTGCAATAAGCGTGGCACTTGGAATACCTTTTTTATTAACGGTAACATCAAGGTAAGCTTCGTCAAGCGAAAGCGGTTCTACCTTATCGGTAAACTCATGAAAGATGCTGCGTATCTTTCGGGAAATTTCGGTGTAGCGTTCAAAACGGGGACGTACAAAAATAAGTTCAGGGCAGCGTTTCTTGGCAAGAAAGCCGCTCATGGCACTGCGCACGCCAAATTTTCTTGCCTCATAACTGGCAGCCGCTACCACACCACGCGTTTCGCCACCGCCCACAGCAAGCGCCTTACCCCGCAGGGCAGGATTATCCAGCTGCTCTACAGAGGCATAAAAGGCATCCATATCTACGTGGATTATTTTGCGCTGTGGCATTATGGGTTCCATACAGCAAAATTAGTGTATTTTGTACTGCGATGATATAGGGAAAACCATGCCGAAAGGAGGAGGAAGTTTAAAGTAGCGGGTGCTTATTTGAGTATCTATCGGCCAATAGCCAAATCAACTTTTTTTGGTGCCATTACTTCTACCCCTAAATGATCAAAAAAGCAGGTATAAATTATTACTATTACAGGAAATAATAACAACGCAATTATTTTCCCGCGACGGGTTTCATTTTTATCCCTGTAAATGGCAATTAAGAGGATTAAAAATGAAGAGAATGCACCTAATAATAAGGAAAGCATTATCCACCCCCCGCCTTCGGGATCATGCCTCCCACCCGAATATAACCTTATAAGAACATCATTAAGTACCATAAAAAACAGCGAGAACAAAACCTTATAAACAGGTTTTGAAGAGAGGGCAAACGCAGCTATCAAAGTGGTTGCAATAATAACATAAGGTGTACACGTTATACCTCCTGGTGAGTTATAATGGCCATTGTAAGCATTCGCAATAACAAATAGCAATGCTGTTATAATGAGTAGTATATTTTTTTTCATAGCTACCAAATGTAAAAAATTTACCACTAAGAACACAAAGAAAAACGCTTCGCTTCAGGGCACAAGGCTGTGCGGAAAAGCGTTACAACCTCACCCCTAACCCCTCTCCGAAGGAGAGGGGAACTCATTCCGGCTTACTCAAATATATCTATCTGTAATGTGTAATTGCTCCGACCGAGTGAAGCTCAAGGCCTTAAACTTCGTTGCGTTAAGCAAATTTGAAGTTGAGGCGTTAAGAATCATTTGCTGTTTGAAGCGAAGCAAGTTCAAATGATTTAGACGAAGCTTTAAATTTGTAGCATAAGAAGTTCCAGCCTTGAATTTTTGCTTCTTTTGTTTCAAGACAAAAGAAGAAACTACCTCATCTTGCCTTTTGTCCTCTCCCCTAACCCCTCTCCAAAGGAGAGGGGAACTCATGCCCGCTAACTCAAATCTAATTCATCGTTTTAAGAGTCTAAGTGTAGCTGCTCCCCTCTCCTTCGGAGAGGGGCTGGGGGTGAGGACCTACTGCAACACCCACTTCAATACTTAACCAAAATACCCACCGTACCTTTGCAAAAGAAGATTTGAAAGACTATTAAATAAGATAGCTCAACCAAAGGAAAGGCAAGAGTGCATAAATCTGAAATCTACACTCTGAAATCTGAAATCAACTTACTGCAACACCCACTTCAATACTTAACCAAAATACCCGCCGTAACTTTGCAAAAGAAGATTTGAAAGACAATTAAATAAGATAGCTCAACCCAAAGGAGAGCAAGAGTGCAGCTAAATCTAAAATCTACACTCTGAAATCTGAAATCATTTACTGCAACACCCGCTTCAGTACTTAACCAAAATAACCGCCATACCTTTGCATCATCAAAATAAGAAACCTTTATAGCTATAAAGCCTTCCTTAATTCTTCCCCCAATATTTCCTATAATCACTTCGGACTTCCGACATCCGACTTCAAGACTTTCTGACCTCAAAAAAATGACAGGAAACATTTATATCTCCGGCCAGATAGGCACGTTTGACGGTACCACGGGCACAGAACTTATAGACGTGGTAAGCCAGGTAAAAAAGCAGCCCAAAGCCACTGCCTATAATGTGCACATAAATAGCGAGGGCGGACTGGTAGATGTGGGTTTCGACATTTACCAATACCTAAAATCGCTTAAAAAGCCCATTACCACCATAGGCAGCGGCATTGTAGCCAGTATAGCCACCGTGATCTTTATGGCCGGCGATAAAAGGCAGGTGCGCGAAAACACCCCGTTCATGATTCACCTTCCCTGGGGCGGGTCTATGGGAACGGCAGACGAACTGGAACAGTTTGCCGACCAGCTTCGTGCCATAGAGAAAAAAATGGTGGGCTTTTACAAAAAGGCGCTCAACGTGCAGGAACAGGCCATTATGCCGCTCCTTAAAAACGAAACGTGGCTTACGGGCAGGCAGCTTGCCGCCCTGGGCTTTACTACCTCGCGGCAGGTTAAAGCCGCAGCTAAAGCTTTCATTAACCCCAACTCGACTATGAGAGGAACATTTACCGACAACGACAGGCACTGGATGGAAGGCCTGTTTACTAAAGTACTGGGCAAGTTTAAAAGTGCCCACATTTTTAACAAAGTGGTGCAGGATGCTACCGGTGCC